ATTCCTGTTTAATAAAGTCTTCTAATAAATCATTAAAATCTTTAAGACCTTTTTCTTTTTTAAATCTTTTTAGTTCTTCAGATAAAAGATATAAAGTATTTCGTTCAATATCTAAAATGTTTTGACGAGAATCATAGTATTCTAACAAATCCATTCTCTTAACTGCAGCTGTATTTATGATTGTTAAGTATTCATTATCAGAATTAAATGTACCATCGTCTGCAGAATAAGATGCAGTCTTAATTGGTATGCCACACTTTTGACCAAACTCTTTGTAATCTTCTGTCTTCATCATTTTTTCTTTTGTCATTCCTAGTTGTCTAAATGCATAGGAATGTAGTGTTCTAAAATTATCTAAATCATTCTCTACATCTAAACCAAATTTAGCTGCGGCTCTAGTGGCTGCTTCAACAGCTGCTTTTCTAGTAAAAGAAAAGTATCCTATTTGTTTAGGTCTAATGCCCTGTTGTATAAATTCATCTACTAAATTTAACAACGTTGTTGTTTTTCCTGTACCCGGTGGTCCTAGTATTATTGTTCTCATATTTTTTTAGTTTCCTTTCTGCTATATTTAACTTTGCTTGTAATAATTCTACTTCCTTTGTTAGCTTGTCTATCTCTTTTCTAAATCTTAAATGCCAATTAATGCCCACATCTTTAGAATACTTCATTAAAATAATCCTTTTAAAAGTCCTACTTTAAAAATTTCTTCTTTAGTTCTTGCTCTTGCACCTTTAGAATTTTCTGATCGAGTTACAAATCTTAAATTGTTAAGTCTATAGTTCCATGGTTTACTATCTTTATGGTCAACCACAGTCACATCATAATCATATGGATCTAAATTACCTGGATTTAAAAAAGCTCTAGCTGCTAGTTTATGTATACAAATACTACAAGTTCTAGTGCCACCTTTTTTAGTAGTATCTGTTGTTCTTAACATTACATAAGGATACTCAATAGTATCTCTAATAACTACGTGATGATGTTCTGAAACACCTTTGTCTCTATAGTTTGTATTTAAAATATAAGGAAAATCTATTGTATTTAATCTTTCATGATAACCATAAAAAGGATGTCTACCTTCTGTTGGGTAAATAAAATATTGATTCTTAATTATATTGTGATTAGGAATTATTTCTGCAACATCAATTGGTTTAGTATTTGTTTGCACATTTTTAAAAACTTCTTCTTTTTCCATAAATAGTTTTAGTTGATCATCTTTCATTAGAAGTTATCCTGTTGGTAAGCGACTTTAGATAAACTAGCTTCTATCTTTTTCATAGTTTTAATCTTTATAAGTCTTGGTTGTTGTTTCTTAATTGTCATTCTAGTTTCTTCTATAAATATATTTTCTAATCTTTTAATTAAATTTCCTGTTTTTATTTTATCCATATCCCAATGATTTTTTTTACAAAAATTATAAAAGTCCTCCATTCTAAAATAAGTAAATTCTCTTTTGTCATCTGTGTATGGTAATTTATTAAATACATCATCAAGAGTTCTTGCAGCTTGTCTATTAGTAGTCCAATCTTGAAGTAGTCCTGTAAGTTCGTTTATAGGATCTAATGATTCTAATGGTTCTACTTCTTGTAAATTTCCCATCATTGGTTTTAAAAAATATTGTTTCCAATCTTTTGGTTTTGGTACAGGTACAATTAAGTTTGCTTGGTCTAGGCAAGCTAATGCAAATAAAGGTGGACTATAAAGTTGTTCTGACTTTAATTCGATCCGCGTTCCACTAACATCTAAAAACCATTGTGGTGGATTTGATTTGTATTTAGTTAAGTTACCCAATACAGGCATTTCTTCTTCACCGAATCCTACACCAAATCTTTTTGTTCTACATAAACCAGATTGACATACTGCATTAATCGGTGCATCTTTACATCTATACTTATCATAACCTTTTCGATTAACTGATTTAATTAGTTGTTGAACTTCACTATTACTTAATGAAGGTTCCATATATTTTTGATTTGCTTTTACAATTTCATCCTCCCAAGTATCTGGCATAGATTGTTTGTAATAAACTGCTATGTTAAATAGTGCATTGTTTCTAGAGCCCTCCCCAAAACCTGTTGTTGCAAGTTTATTCAAACAAGGAGGACCACTAGGAAATGCTTCTTCTATTTTTTTTTCTTCCGTTTTAATTTCTTCAACGGTTTCTTTGGTGCAGCTGTAAACATCATAGAGCTTATAAAATTCCTCAAGTGTACAACCGGTGCCATTATCGTTAATAGCATATCGTAGTCCTTTCATCTCATTGTGGTAGGGAAGATTTAAAAAGTTACCTGTATCCCCACGTTCTACAAGTATCTCTGTTTGTTTAGGAAATATTTCTGAACCTTCATATCCTAAAACTTTTGCAAATTGTTTTAGTTTTGATTGCATCAAAGATGCAGGAATATTTTCTTTGGTAAATAAAAAAACGTGTGCTCCACCAGATTTAGATCGGCAGACTATTAAAGGAAGTTTAAGATTCCGAATACTTTTAACGAGGCTAGTATGATCAAAGTTATATTCGTCAATATCAATACACCCCCACCTACAATCATTGTTTTCCGTAATGGGGATGATGCCCAAGGCTGGACCTTTTCCTGTGAGATGGTTTTCCCAGAGTTCGTCGGTAACTGGTTTACGAACAATAAAAGCTTTGCCTTGTTGCTTTCCGTTTTCGCCGCGATTTCCTGGTTGATATTGTCCATATGCTATTGTTAGTCCACTAAATATATTTTTGAATTTATCTTTTTTCATTATCATTTCTAAATTTTTTGTAAAGGGGGATTTCTCAATCCCCCTCTATTTGGACTAGTACGGAGTTGAATCCGATACTTTCTCTTCCACATCTGCTTTTGTCTGCACGTTACCTTTAGAAACATTTCCAGAAAAATCCTTTGCACTTAAATACAAAGCCTTATCTGATTGTCCTAATATTCTGTCTTGTGTAACAACCCATCCATACCAAGAACCTTTGTCGTTCTTTTGTAGTGTAGATGCTAGATTATACACAACCCCATGCATCGGTGGTATCACGAAACCACCTTTTCCGTCAGGTATTTGTATGGTTTTCATCATAGAATTCCATTTTTTACTGACATTTAGTTGAGTTGATTTCATAGTAATCAGAGCTGGAGTATAACCCCCAGTGCTTGTCTCAACCATTACATAATAAGATGCCGTCTCTTCAAGATAATTACCATTTGGTAATCTAATCTTTGAGCCGTCTCTCTTACCTGTTGTGATTATCGGACTGTTCGGTAAGTGGATAGCCACAGGAGCACCAGGTCCATCCCCTCTATCCGACCACTCTGGATAATCTTTCTTGTAGTAACAAGGAATAACCTTGATACCTTTCTTACCATCGTATAGTTCGCTGGTAACAGTATTATAAATCATACCAGGTTTGGCACCTTCTATATACTTTGCATCACCATCAGTTACCTGTGGTGATAGCTGTCCCAAGATTCTGACAAATGGTAACGCAAGATCATCTTGCGTCATATTATCAAAACCTTTAGCTGCATCATTGCCAAACAGGGCAATAGATCCAGTGTCTTTTTTAGCCATTACTTCATTAGCCATTATTTTCCTCCATTATTTTTTCCGGCTTATTTTAGTTTTGTCTTTAATCCATGTATTAAAGACTTCAGAAGGCATGTCGAGACCGGCCTCGACACGCTCCTTGAAAAGGGCAGTTAATGTAGCCCAGGCCACATCAGATTTCTGTTGTGGTTCAAACCCATTTTCTGCCGCAAGGTTAAGCAATTGCTCCGCCTTGTCATCTTCTCCACGACCAAAAGTTACAAAGACATTGTTTTTAATAATATCCTCTAACTTATTGTCACGAAGCCATTGATAGGCTGCTTCTCTCTTCGCTTCATCTTTTGGAAGAGTGCACCTAAATTCTTTTTTAACTGATACTGCAGACCCATCACCTAACTTTATTTCAGTTAAGTTCTGTTCTGCTAATAGTTCTGGTATAACTCTAGAACTAATATCATCCGCCTCTTGTTTTTTAGCTTTTAGTTTATCTTCTAGATCTGCAATCTCGTCTTCTTTTTGTTTTAACTTTTGACACTCTGCAGCTATAGTGGTTACTTCTACTGAATCTAAAAGATCTTTAGAATCTTTAACCATTTCTTCAGCAATATTAAACGTACCACTACCAGTAAAAGTTTTAACTTTTATCTTTTGTTTTATACTCATTGTTATCCTTTCTGATAGAGATCGAAATTTATTGGATAATATTTAGCCTCTCGTCGATCCCATTTCAAGAGATTAAATTTGCCGTTTGTTTTATCACAAACGATCGCACAAGAAATACCAATAATAGCTGGATCTCCTGTAAGCAATACATAATCTTGTTTTCTAAAGTCTCTTAAATTTTTTTGCATTTTAAAAACAAAAGGACTTGATGAAAATATTATTTGAGAATCTGGACCATAGTTAGGCAAACAAATTACCAAGTATCCAAAGTCCGATGCACCTAAAATATTTATATTTGCAGGTGGATGTTGTAACACATAAACAAAATTTTCATCAGGATTGTTTTTATGAAAATCTAAAAACTCTCGCAATGAGTTAGGTTTGTATAATTCAAAAATTTTATTCTTCATTCTATTATTCTAGTTGACAAAGATATATAGATTATTATATCAATGTCAATAGAAAGAAGAAAAAATTATGAACTATAAATTTAAAACAGATCCATATGCTCATCAACTATCTGCATTAAAAAAGTCGTGGGATAGAGAAGAGTTTGCTTATTTTATGGAAATGGGTACAGGTAAATCTAAAGTATTAGTTGATAATATTGCTATGCTTTATGATAAAGGTAAAATAAATGGGGCACTAATTATAGCACCTAAAGGTGTTTATAACAATTGGTATACTCAAGAAATACCAAATCATTTAGCTAGTCACATACAACCTAAAATGGTATTATGGACAGCCTCAACTTCAAAGTCAAAACAAAAAGAATATGATTCGTTATTTGAAACAGGATATGATTTACATATCTTAATAATGAATGTTGAAGCTTTTAGTACAAAGAAAGGTTTAGACTTTGCAGGTAGATTTTTAAGAACTCACAGAACTATGATGGCTGTGGATGAATCAACTAGTATTAAAACTCCAACAGCTAAAAGAACTAAATCTATTTTATCTATTGGTAAACTTGCTAACTATAGAAGAATACTTACAGGATCTCCTGTTACTAAATCACCATTAGATTTATA